TAGGCGTACCGCCCGGAGTTCCTTGATAGGTTGTACCATTATTGGTTGCATAAGGGTAGGCTTGACGCATAAAGTTAACGTCTTTGTTAATCAGATAGTTATACATCCCCGTAGTTGGGTCTATAACCGCTACTGAATAATTTGCCAGCCAGTCCATTGGAAGCGCTACATATTGGTTTCCAGCGGTCATTGTACCGGTTACATTTTTACGCAGCGATGGTACGTTTACTGAGTTATATATACGAAGTTCAGCCTCTTCCACAAAAACGGGAATATTTGCTACGAACAGCTGTTCAGTGTTCTCAGCGTAAGCTTGAATCGAGTTATATAACGTAATGTAATTCATTATGCCATTGGGCCTCTAGCCATACGACCTTTAGTTGCGGCGCCAGAACCACGAACTTCAATACCGTCTTCTTTTGGTCCGCGATCAATATTGCCAATACTTACACGCATAGGTACTGTTTTAGGAGTAACTTCATTTGCGCTAAATGTATTTGGGTCTTTTGCATCATGACCGGTTGATTTGCGCATAGCCGCTACACCAGTACCGTTCTTTTCATACATCTCAGCAGGGCCATTATTTTTAGCCTTGCCAGTACGCATAGGCGAACTGTTCTTGGTTGTAGGTTTAATTTGGGTTGCCATATTAACGACCTCTTGAGGTTGATTTCTGATTCATAGCGCGAGCCATATTACGACCCATAGACTTCATAGCTTGACCAGTAACTCCGCCTTTAGCCATTTTTTTAACAGCCTTACCGCCCTTTTTCATGCCAGGCATTTCTTTTTTCTCAGACGCTTTAATCATTTTGCTGATTAATTTTTTGTCTTGAGCTTCATCATCGTGTTTCATTTTTGCTTTTTCCATAACTTTACCGCCTTTTTTCATGTTATCTTCTACGTTTTTAGGTTCAAAAGGTTCATTAGTCTTAATCCCCTTTTGTCTTTGCATTGCCATGTTAATACTCCTAAGTTGTTAGTACAGTTACTGTACCTATTGTAATAGCTAAATTTAAATCGTTGGGGGTAAAAGCATCTGCAAAACCCCGTGCCCCGCCCACAGGATTCCATGCCCACTGCGTTTGCCTACTACCGTCGCTAGGATAACCAGCATTATTTGTGTTGTTGCTAGCATTAGGGTTTATATATAACCCTGTACTTCCTGACGAATAATAACTTACATCTGGTCTTGGGTCACGTACTGCTTGTGGATCATTAACCGGATACATACCCAACTGCAACTGTGGCTGATCTGGATCCCAACAAGTACTACAAACCTTTACTTTATATGGTTTAGTTTTTAGGGTTTGAATATGTAACTGAGATAACTTATATCTTTGACCACAACGATCACATTCGGCAATCGCATATTTACCGGCTGAGAACTTATTTGGCATGGTTATCTATAGTAGAACATATTACGTGGTACAAACCGTAAAGGTGCCTTTTCCCTATCCTCATCCTGAGCCAGTTGGAACTGCTGTTCATAATCCGCTTTTAATAATGGAATACGGTTCATATCAATCTGCGGTAACTTCATAGCTAAGTAATACGCCAAGCCAGCTGCCATGCATGGAATAAACCGGAATGGAATGTCCTCAGTATTAACACCCGTGCCAGCATCCTGTACGCGACGCATGCGCCAGTAAACAAAGTTATATTGTGTACCGGGATTACCGGTAGGCCAGATGTTTATGTTTGGCAAATAATTGTTATATATGAGAGCGCCCGCTGAATGGGACGTTGCAGTAGTTCCGTTTTGAGCGCGGTAGCAGTTTAATAATTGGTTAGCGTTGCTGGTATTTGCAGTGCCAATATTTTGGTAAAGAATGGTTTCACCATCAATATTAATATAACCTTGAGTGCGTAAATTCTGAGTAGAGGTTACATAAATGGTGGTATCGGTAGCGCTAATAGGATAGCCGCTTGCAACGCTAGTAACTGGTGTCGAATCTACATTTCCGGACTGGCGGTCAACCCAAACTTGAATAGGACGCCCGTAAGCGTTTTTAGTTGGGATTGTTAAATAGGTATCCCCGGAGATCCGTGTGATATTAATATCGACCTGATTTTGGCCAACGCCTTGTCTGATGACGTGATCGTATAAATCAATGGTGTCTACGGGAATTGGGTAGCTAATCTGTCCGCCGTTAATGTTAATCGGAATCTGACCTTGTTCAATAGTCCAAAGGTTTATACCCCGATTCGCCCACTCAATGGTAAGCATATTAACGCTGCGGGCAGCGGTTCTAAAATCATATCCAGAACGAGATTGTGTGCCGCAACGCTCAAAGGCTTCCTCAATGAGGTCGCCCATGTCTAAATTAAATAGCGTTGTGCCGGAAGTAGCCATTACTTAGCCTTTTTAGCAACTTTAGTTGCCTTTTTAGCAACAGTTTTCTTAGCAGCTGGTTTTTTAGACGTACGAGTTGTAGCCTTTTTTACTTGTGGACGTTTCTTTTTTGGAGGTACAGGAAAAGGCCATGCGGCTAATTCTGGATCAGTAAAAATAACTTCCTCTTTTGGTTTGCTAAACAAACCCAGTATCCAAGAAACTAATTTCATTTTTTCATTCCTTTTAGGGTTTCCGCCAGCCTAGCCCGCTTACCCATCTTGCCGGGTTTCTTTGCAGCTGCAGCTAGTTTTGCTGACGGAATCTTTTTGCCAGCTGGTACGCCTAGCTCTTTATGCAGCGCTCCGGGTTTTTTAATAGCTTTTTGAATCCATTTTTCTGCCATTATTTTTTCCTAGCGGCTCTCATGTTATCAACTAAATTAGGATAAGGTCTACCGGCTGCTTTAGCCATAGCTTTTGCACTAGACTTTTTAGCAGCTGACATTTTTTTAGGTTTACCAAGCCCTTTTGGACGGGGCTTATCCCAAACCTCACCACCTTTTTTATACATAGTTACATCATTTGGATTGTCTTTACGGACAATCGTTTTAGCCTTAGGCATCTTAGATGGGTTAATATCGCCCATCCCACGACTAGCTTTCATTACTTAGCTTTCTTAGTCATGCCGCCACCACACATGGCTTTTACATGGTCGTGATGCATTTTGTGAGGAGCTTCACCGTACATCTTAGAAACTTTCTCTTGCTCATGCATGTGATCATGGCCTTTGCCATAGTGATGCTTAACGTGTTCTACATTGTGCTTGTGTTCCATAACTTTCCCACCTTTCTTATAGGCATTGCCCATTGCGTCCATACGACCTTCTTCCATGCCCTTACGAGCAGCGTCACCACGAGATCCAAAGACTTCGTAGTCCTGTTTAGCTTCAGCAGCTTTACCTTTTGCTGCGTTATCAGCGTAATACTTTTTTTGCTGTTCTGGGGTCATGATTATTTGCAGTTAACTAATGGACCATTACCGATGGTGTTACCACTCATCTTTGGATACTTAGTTTTAGTCTTACCACGCTCAGCAATACCATCAATGCTTGGAGCACCGGTTTTAACTTTTTGCATAGACTCACTACCCATTGTCTCTTTTTGAGAGAATTTTTTAGTTGCCATCATTTTTTCTTCACTTTCCCGCCAGTTTTTTTGCCGACGTATTTATTTAAATTAACATCTGGTGCATTCTTTTGTTGCCCTAGAATACTACCAAACCTTGTCTCTTGACGGTTAATTTGGTTCTTGCCGCCTCGAGTAATACCAACACCACCACCTAGACCAAATTTCTTACCTTTATCAGCTTTAGCAAACTCTTTACCAATAGACTGTTTAATCCCTACTTTTTTAGCAAACGATGGGCTATGCGCTACAGCCTCCATCAAATTATGCTGCTTTTTGCTTTTACTTGGCATTATTTCCCCAAATATCCTCTAAGTCCAGACCAAGCTAAGCCTAGTAAACCAACTACTGCCATCCATACTAAACCAGCTAAAGTTTTTTCAATAATCGCTTTGCGTAATTGGGCGCGCTCAGCCTCTGCTTTAATAGCCATTCTAACCCATTGAATTTCTTCGTCGGTTAGTGGGTGATGCTCTACTGCTTCAAGAACTGCTTCTTTTAACAGAGTTATTAACTCAGATTTAGTTTGGTCATCTAAAGTCATATTAACATTTCCAACGTTTTAAGCTAGCTGCCTTACGAGTAGGTTTACCGTTTTCATCTTTCATCGGACCGGGCATACCAGACATTCTTGCACAAAATGACTTCTTACGTGAACCACCTTCAGGTTGCGGAGCCTTTAAATGAGACCCCGTTTCCCGATTATATTTTGCACGACCTTTGGCGGTAAGACCAGCACCTTTTGATACTGGAAGCTTCTCACCTCTACCAACTGCAAGTGATGGGCCTTTTTTCTTAGTTGCCATATTAGCTACCGTTAGAAATTAACTTACCAATCACAATAACGCCAGCTGCAATACTTCCAGTATTTGTTTTTAATTGCCATTGAACATCAGATTTTTCTTGATACATAAATGGATCTGAAGACCTATTAGCTGTGTATATAGAAACGAATGGTTGTTGCAACAGACTATAACTTACACCAGTAAGGTTGTTGCCAACTTGTACGTTGTAAGTAACAATAGTAGAGCCAGTATAACTATTTGAAGTATTTACTTCTACCCAGTCTAAATAGAAAGTATTGCCAGCTGGTACTGTATAAATTGTGCTTTGAGACTTACCAATACCAGCGTTAATTTGGGCAAGAATATTGGTAGTTTGCTTAACGGTAATTGTTCCAACGTTAGAAGTTTGACCAGAAGCTACGCCAACCATATTTAAACTATTAACTCTTAAATATTTATTTTGGGTTGTTACACCAGTTGTTCCATTTAATACAACAACTTCAGAAACTGGGTTAAAGTTTGCATCTAAACCATTGATAATAAAAGCGGCTGGGCTTACATCAGTTACAGAGGTGCTAGAACAAGTTAATGTTGTAGCTGTAGTTGGGAAAGTGTAAGTTGTAGCATTTTCCCAAATAGGAATAGATGTTGCAGTTACGGCTGCTTGATAACCAAAAATACTTACAGTTTGATGACCAGCAATTTGACCACGTGCTACTTGTAAATCAAAAGGCTCAGTTTGACCTGAACGGGTAATCGACATTACCGAGTTATTAGTGCTCGGTATTCCACTTGGGCTTTGTGCCATATTAATCTCCTAAAATTTAAAGAAGGGGACCGAAGTCCCCTAGGGAATTAATTAGTCAAAGTTACCGTATGGGTAGGTTGTCGCATTACCAATGTTCATATCATTTTGTGCGTAACGTAAAGTTACTTCAATCTGACCAGAAGTTGGCGCTGTCAAACTAGAAGCAGTAATTGCCAAAGTAACAACAACTTGGCTAAACCATGCTGGCTCGTTACCGGGTTGCAAGTTTTGAACGTCTTGCAAAGTAGCTGCTGAATACTGAAGTTGTGTACCAACAAAAGTTGCTGTACCACGAGTTGCAGATGTAATTGCAGCCATAGTAGCGTATACGCCAGTAGAAGTAGCAAACTTGTTAGAAACATATGGCTGAATAGAAGTTGCAGTGTGTGTACCGTCAGTTGGTAATGTACCAACGTCAACGATTACATCAGAAATATTGCAAGAGTATGGGAGCCAAAATACTGCGCCACGATAAATAGTGCCAGCGGTATCAGCAGTTGGCAAAGTTGCAACTGTAGGACCGGTGTTGCTGTATTGACCAGACTGTGGATTGTAAATAACAGCTTGGCTATTTGGAATGTTGTTAGATGCAACAAACTGTTGTGAACCACCGCCGTAGTTAGCAGTATTAGGAGTTGTTACAGCAAAATCCAAAAAAGCTGTTTGAGTTAAATCAGTATAGCCAACATCACGAAGAGGGCCAAAACGATTGGCGCCAGATAGAATTGGGCCACTGAAGGTAGAACGTGCCATGTTAAGTTTCCTTATGCAAAAGTCCCTGTACCAATCATTGCATTGTCTGCTGGGGCAGTCCGGTACAGGTAATCACCCAGATGTTGTAATTCTACACTAAAAATTGCATTTGCAAAATGTTTTAATATACAATCGGGCAAATGAACAAAAACCTCACGAACCAGGTTCAAGTCCTATACAACCGAGCTTTAGCGCTAAAAAATCAAGGACAAGCACAGGCATCTTTAGCCGAGTGCGACAGAATACTAAGCATAGTACCAAAGCAGTTTGACGCCTTAATCTTAAAAGGTATTATTCTCGGTGAACATGGCAAACAAATAGACGCTCTTGGGTTTTTTAATGAAGCGTTAAGCGTCAAAAAAGATCCTGCAATTCTTAATAATCGAGCCAATATTTACCAGCAAATGAAGCAATTTGAGCTGGCTATGGATGATTATGATGCTGCAATTAAGTTAAATCCACGGTTTTTAGAGGCTCATTACAACAAAGCAAACTGCTATAAAGAAACAAATCAGTACCACGAAGCTATTATTTGGTACAAAAAAGCCTTAAAAATCAACCCTAAATACTTCCATGCTTGGAATAATATGGGGCTTTGCTGTCAGTCTATACAAGACTTTGAAGGTGCTTTAGCAGCTTGTCAGGAAGCGGTCAAGATTGAACCCAATAACTATGTCATTTACAACAACATGGGGTTTACCCTACATGTGTTAATGCGCTTAGATGAGTCTATCGCAGCTTTTAAAAAGTCCATAGAACTCAATCCAGAACAGACTGATTCCAAGTTTAATATTGGGTTTGTTTATTTACTAAAGGGTGATTTAGAAAAAGGCTGGCAAGGGCATGAAGAACGCTGGAAAAACAAGTATCGCCCAGCAGCTTTACCTAGGGTTTGGAATGGTGAAGATTTGACTGGTAAAACTATTTACATAGTTCATGAACAAGGGCTTGGGGATACTATCCAATTTGTCCGTTATGCAAAGCAATTAAAGGCTGCAGGAGCCGCCAAAATTATTGCGGGGGTCAAGCCAGAGATTGTGCAACTAGTTTCATCTATGCCCGAAATAGACGTTATTAACGCTGATCCTAAGTTTATTCCTGAGTATGACTATCAATGTCCTATGATGTCGCTCCCATATGTATTTAAGACTAGGGTTGATAATATTCCGTACCACAGATACTTTTCTGCAGATCCTGAAAAAGTGCATGAATTTTCAATGAAAATGCCTAAGAAAAACAATAAGTTACGGGTCGGCATTGTTTGGTCTGGCGGTTTCCGTGCAGATCAGCCTGAGATATGGGCAGTTAACGAAAGACGCAATATTAAGCCAGAAAAGTTAGCTGAAATATATAACCCTAATGTAGAGTTTTTTAACTTGCAATTTGGGGCTAAAGAGTTACCTTTTCCTATGGTTGATTTAATGGGTGAAGTTAAAGACTTTTCAGATACTGCAGCAATTATTGAAAACTTAGATTTAGTTATTTCGGTAGATACGTCTACAGCCCACGTAGCAGGCGCTATGGGCAAAGAAGTATGGATGTTAAATCGGTTTGACACTTGCTGGCGTTGGTTAGAAGGTCGTAAAGATACGCCTTGGTACCCTAGCTTTACCATTTACCGCCAAGAAAAATTTAACAACTGGGACAATGTAGTTGCTAATATTAAAAGGGATTTAGATGCAAGAGCAAAATAGTCCGCTTTTTTATAGTGAGGGAGGGATTGGAGATACCCTTCAGCATTTGCCTTTTATGGTATTAAATAAGAAGGCTCGTTATTGCATGATGAATCATTACAAGGGAGCTAAAGAACTTTTAAAATCTTTAGGTATAAAGCCTGAGCATGCATTTCACTACAAAACAGATATTCAAAAATTAGAATTATTAAAAAGCATGGGTTTAAAAGAACCTATGCAGCAGGTTCCTAGAACAAAGTATTTTGATTTCAACCCATTTCCACAGCAAAAGCTTTTATTTACTGACGGTAAACCCGTAGTTGGCGTGCATTTATGTGGTAGTAAATTTTCTTCGGATCAATATATTAAAAACAACGTAGCAACTAAAACTATTCCGTCTAGCATTGTTAAAGATTTAAAAGACTATAACGTCATAGTTTTTGGGCTTCCGGAAGAAGTTACAGCGCTTGGGTTAAAGCAATCTGATACCTTAAAAACAATAACTTTTTTAGATATAGCTAAAAGCCTATCTTATGTAGGGCAATGTGCGGCTGTAGTCGGTGCTGATAGCTCTATTAAAACTATGAGTTCTATGTTAAAAATCCCTACTTTTGTTTGGATGTCAGACCACGCAGACTATTTTAGAGACGCTGTATTTATAAGCCCGTACGTTGATGACGGGGTAATAAAAGTATTTAGATATAAGAACGCATTCGCACAACGGCATGAAGGTATGGATGCAACACACGAATTTTTAAAAGGAGTTTTATGAACTACGTTATATCTTTAACACGCACCCCAGAACGTCTTAATTCGTTTTTAAACAATAACCAACATATGGATTTTCAGATATTTGATGCTATAGATGGTACGGATTTACAGCCTTTTGGTCAATATAATAAGTATGCCCGCGCGAATGCCCTATCCCATATTGCTCTTTGGAAAAAGTGTGCCTCTGGCAATGAAGATTTTTTAATTTGTGAAGATGATGCTGAACTGCATAAAGATTTGCAAAGGGCTTTGAACGGTTTAAAAGAAGCTAAACATCCTTATGATTTTATTGCGTGGGGTTGGAACTTTGACGCTGAACTTTTTGCCAGTATTTTCCCAACGCTAAGTCCAGTTAGTATGCGGTTTAGTCCACAACATATGGGAAAGAATAAACAAACTTATCTTAATACTCCAGTAGACCCTGTGTTTATGCAATTACACTATTTGTTTGGTAGCTGTTGTTATTCAATCAGCCCAGAAGGAGCTAAAAGATTTTTGGAGATTTTAGACCCGTTAACAGAAGTAGTTACCGCGGAAATACCAGATATTAGAACTTGGAGTTTTCAACCACCCGGCATGGATTGCGCTATGGCTGCAGCGTTTGCTAAAACACTAAGCGTAGTTTGTTTTCCGCCACTGGCATTAACTATGAACGACCACACAATTAGTACGGTACATGGCAAATATGACCAAGCTTAATCTTGGATGTGGCGGCAACATCTTTTCGGGGTATGTCAACGTAGGTTTTGAAGATGGTAAAGAGGACTCTGAGTTGTATATGAATTGCGACTTAAGCAAAGATTTTCCATTTAAAGACGTAGACGTTATTTACAACTGCCATTTTTTAGAACATTTAAGTTATTACGACGGAATTGAGTTTTTACGTAAGTGTTACGCCGCCATGAATGATGGGGCAGTTATGCGCATTGTGGTTCCTGATTTGGCTTTGTGGTGTTTGAAATATTTACAGCATGATAGGGCATTTTTGGATGCATATCGCAACGCTTATCTTGGTCCTGACTATCCTACAGATGGTTCAATCTTTATGGGTATGCTACACAATCATGGGCATAAGATGGGTTGGGATTATGAAACGCTATACTTTTTACTAACATGGTGTGGGTTTAAAGAAGTAAAACAAACTAAATATCGTGAAAGTTGTCTAACAGATATTGATATGTTAGAGCCAGTTAATCCTGGCAGGGAACTAGAAAGCCTTTGCGTAGAGTGTTATAAATAAAAAACCCCGCCTTGTGAGCGGGGTTCTTGTTGGGGCTTACTAGATTAGTAAGAACCGTAGATTCCCAAAGGATCAGAAACACCGAAAGAATAACGCTCACGAGACTTGTAACGTACGTTACCAGTATCAAAGTCGCCGTCCATGCTGTTCTGCAATGGGATACGAACAAAGTGCTTCAAACCGTTTGGAACATCAGTGGTCAAGAACCATGCAT